TCCATAAAATCTTTCCAATATTGAGGTTGATTAGCAAACGCTTTACCAGCTTTTATAGGGTTGTTGAAGCTCCAGTTTAAAAAGTTTATGTTAGATATAATTTGTAATACAGCTGATCTAGTGTTAAAAAACATTATAGCACCAATAGATCCATTTATATAATCTAAAACTCTATTACTAAGTCTATTGCCACTAAATAATCTATTTTTACCAGACTTCATACGTTTAAGTATGTTTTCCATTGCATCTCTATACTTTTCACCGTAAGCAGCTTCTAGCTTATTTAAGTTTTCTTCACTAAATATTAACTCAGCATTTTTAGTAAATCCAGACTGATCTAGATACTTAGCTCTTTTAACATTGTTTAAAACGTCTAACAAGTCTGTTGTTATCGTACCTGCTAACCAGTCGTTACCTGGCTTAGCGTAACCATCTCCTTTAGTTAAGTTTAGTATTTCATCTGCAAAAGCTTTTAATAGTCCGTCTGAATTAACAACATCTAACAACTCTTGAGTATCTGTTTTTGACAAGCCTGGAGCAAGATTACCCGTTTTATTAAATAAATAAACTCTTACGGCTTGCTCATTAGTAAATCCACTATCATTATTTTTTCTTAAATTTTTAGGTATTTCTAAAGCTTTTTTAAGCGCTTTAAAATCTTGAAGCAGGTTTATTCTAGATCTTGAAACATTTTCCATAGCTCTAGCATATGGATCTAATAAATGCTCTTTAAACCAAGCCATTTGACTATCACCTAACTTACCTTTACTTAGTAATGGATATAACAAACCCATAAAGTCTTCAGCTGAGTAAGGTATAAAGAATTTTTTATTACCCTTACCAGCACCTCTAACTTTTGCTTTTGCTCTTGAATATCTTTTTTCCGATGCGATACCTGTAGTCTGTTCTATTATTTTATTAAAGTCTTCGTTGACACTTTTACTAAACTTTATTTTAGCTTGTTGTACTTTTGACTTAACATCTAACTGACTTAAAGCATCTTGAACAGCTTTAACATTTTGATAAGCATCATCTGCAAAATAAAAATCATTATAGCCTTCAGCTGCTTTATTTACTATCCATTTAGCTTTAGCAGCACCAGTAGAGTTACCTAAACCAGTTATATTTTTTAATGGTATATTTAAACCTACACTATCTAAAAATTCTTTAATAGCTACTTGAGCTTCAGGTGCTCTAGCTGTTAAAACAAAAACATCTTCAGTTCCTCTTGCTTCTTGTATCTTTTTAGCTATATCTAATAATGGACCTGGCTTACCTTCAGTTACTTTATTGAACTCTGAAAAGTCAAATACATAACCTTCTTTTAATAATCTAGAACCATCTTTAGCAAACTCTTCAGCGTTAAGTTTACCTTTAGTTCCATCAGGTGCTGTAAATAAAACATCTGACTTAGTAGTAGCTAATGTATCATCAAAATCAAACACTCTAATCTTTTTAACTGGAGCATTTGGATTACGCGCAACTGATAAAGCTTCATCAACTGTTTTAGCATAACCAATTATTTCATTATTAGTTTCGCTTTTACTAAACTTAATAACATTATTAGATAAAGTTTTTATATTAGAGTCTTTAGCTTTATTTACTGATCTAGATAAACTAGGAGTAGTTAAATTACCACTAGCATCTATTTCCAATGTTTCTCCAAAAGTTTTATTATCTAAACCTTCTATTGAAAATGGATCTATACCACCTTCTATATTAGCTACGATTTCATCAAAGTATCTATCAAACCAGTTATCGTTAACAATACTCCAGTTTTCACCCATACTAGTTGTTCTTCCAGCTGATTTTATTTTAATCTTGTCGTCATAGTTATCTAAAGCTATTAATTTATAGTTTTTCATAACTAAATCATACATAGTGTTAAAATCAGATTTACTAAAGTTAGTATCTAAAGCACCTATTAATAAGTATAAATAAGCTCTTGTAGCTGGCATAGCGTGTTCCCACTCATATAACTTACCATCATATCCTTTAGGGTTTTTAGACCACCCTAGCATTTCAGCACCCATTCTATGAGGATGCGTAACATCAACTCCTACCAAACTAAAGTAATTCCCCCAAGCTTTAGCATTTTTATTATTTTCTCTTATAGATTTAAAAACTCTTTGCCAAAGCTGCTTGTGCATACTTAAATGCATTGCGTTTATTTGTTTTATATTTTGAGTTATTTTATTTTCACCTTTACCTCTTGTTTTACCTTTTGTGTTAGTTTTAGATATTTCTTCTGGTGTTGATCCAAAATATTTTGAATAAGTTATGCCATATTTATAATCTTTTGCTTTTCCAGTAAAAGGTTTTCCGTATTTTATTTTTTTATTTTTTAAAAAATTATCTCTTTTATTAACAAAATATTTATCAGTTGTTGTTTCTACACCGTCAACTTTTATTTTTATTTTACCTTTTTTAGCTAGTATTCTATTACTAGGTCTTAAAACTGTTGCTGTTATTAAGTCCTTAGGTAACACAGGTGCCCATATATTTTCTACATCTGTAAAAAAATCATCTATAGCTTTTTTAGTATCATGTTTGTATATTTTATCTCCTATGTAAGTGTTTAATAGTTGATCTATATTTTTAATTTCACCTTCAAACTCTGGATTAACTTGAACAGTTAAATTTTCAATATTTTCTACAGCTTTATTAAACTTAATACCTTCTGGTCTAGCTATTTTTTCTCTAACTTGTGGAGCACCTCTTTTTACCTCTTGTTCTGTAACTGTTTCTGATAAATCAATAGTTTTATTAGTTACATTACCTTTAGTATCATAAACAGGTTGAGTAGTGTTATTTACAATGTCGTTAAATTCGTTTTTTACTATAACCTCAGCTAAAAACTTAGGCATTTTTCTTTTTAAAACATCTGGCCTAATGTTCATTAAATACTCTGTAATTTGATCTATACTAGGATCTAAAGTTTTAAATAAATCTAAACCAGATTTTAAATTAGAAGTAGATGGAATACGACCTTCATCAATTGCTTTTTGCATTTGAGTAGGATTCATATTTTTTATTTCTAACTCGTAGAAAGGAGTCCATTTAGATCTTCTCATAACAGATGGATCTACCTTGTTTAAAGCTATTAAATCTTCTGCTATTTTTCTAATAAAAGATTCTCTATTTTTAGTAGATAACTCACCATTTTTTGGTAAACTTAATTTATCATATATTACATTAGCAAAACCACCTGGTTGAACACCTTTACCGGTTGTGTAGTCAACTAAAGCTTTAAAAAACTTTTTAGGATCAGTCATAGCTGGTCTATCAGTTTTTCTCAAGAAGTTTATTATTTCTCTTTTAGCTAAGTTTAATTCATTTTCAGTTAAACCTATTTTATTAGCTATAGCAGATTGTTGAGGTTTGTTTTTCTTTAACTTATCCTGAGCAAGCTTTATATCAGCATAATCTTCAGGACTTATTTCATCAGACACTAATGTTTCAGCTACAGTAACTTTACTATCTTCACCACCCACTTTTTTAGTAGTAGCAACTGTTGAAGGTTTTTTACCTCTTTTAATTTGTATATCTCCTGAAACTAAGTTTATTAATGGTTGACCGCTAATGTTTTTACCAGTTAACCAACCAAATAAACTGTTTTTAGAAGCATCGTACTCAGATCTATATTTATCACTTATTTTTTCTTTAACTTCTTTAACAAATCCAGGATTCATATCTAAATAAGCTTCACTAACGGTATTTCTTATAGACGCATCTAAAGTGTTACTTTGTTCTATTTCTAGCAAAGCATCAAAAAATTCTGGAGAGTTCTTAAACTCTTCTTTAGATTTAAATTTTCTATTTTCAGCTGGCCCAGTAAACTTATCAAAAATTTGTTTTATAGTTTTGTTATCTTCTTTTTTAGAAAACTTAACAACATTATCTTCATCGTCTGGTAAAGCTAAATATGTTTTATTTTGAATATTAGATTGGTAGTTTTTAATAAAGTTAAAAACATCGTTTGAAGTTTTCAAATCAAACATCCAACTAGAATCTCCAAATATATCTTTTGATATACCATTTATTAAATACTTTAACGAAGGTATAGAATTAAAATCACTCATATTGAGCGCACCAATAGCAATTGCATTGTTAATCTGAGCTAGTAACTCTTCTGAGTCAGCAGTTGCCTTACCTCTTTTACCTGATTTTAAAATAACTTTACCTTTGCCACCTGTTTTATAAGAATTAAATCTAGCTATTAAATCATTGTAGTTTTGTTCTGTTATTTTACCTAACTTAAATTTATTTCTTATAGTTTCTATAGCTTCATCTACTGCTTTAGTAGCTTCGTCACTTAAAATGCCATCTTTATCAACTATGTTTTTAGCTTTATTTTGTATGTGGAATAATTCTTCTATAGGTGCAGCAGCAGCATACCCAGCTTGGCTAAGTAAACCGGATTTAGCTATTTGTTCATTTACAACCTCTTCATTTATTATTATATTATTACCAACAGCTGCAGCATTATTTTTAGATTCAACTAACTCATCTACCGCTGCTAACTCTTGCTCACTTAAATTTTCTAAACTTTCTCTCCATTTAGGGTTTTTAGTGTCAACAACTATAAATTTACCGTTTTTAGGCATTAAAACCATTGCAGCATCTTTATAAAAATCATATAGACCAAAGTAATAATCTGGATTTAGATTAACAAAATTTTCACCCATTTCTTCTCTTAAATCTTTAATTTTATTTTTGTTTTCTCTTGATCTTTTGTTTAGTAAATATTCTCTTCTAGTGTTAAGATTGTTGTATTGCTGCTCTATTTTCTTTCTAGATTCAGTAACAACTGGAGATATTTCTCCAGTTTGTCCAAGCCTTGACATGTTAAATCTTAATTGCCTCATCTGTCTAGCAATGTCAGCAGCTTCTATTATCTCTTCATTTGTCATAGAGTTTAACTTAGTTAAACTTGTAGCATCTTGAAAAGCTAGTTTATCTAAAAGCTCTCTTCTCCTTTCTCTTAACCCTGTTTTTTCGGGGCCAGGTCCTAAAGCTCTAAACTGTTCTTGCAGCTGTATTAACTCAATTACATCTTTTTCATTTTCTAATACTTCTTCTCTTGTTGCAAATTCACTTTTTATTAAGTTTCTAGTATTACCCATAGTTTTAGGCGCCATTATCGCAAAAGAAGTTACAGCAACGTTAGCTAAGAACTCTTTATCTATGCCTTCTATTATGGATTTATCTTCATCTAAAACACTTATATCTATAATGTTGTGAGCTACTTGCGTTAATATTTCTTCAGCCTCTTCAATTGAAATAGCTTTAAGAGCGTTTTTACTAATACCAGATATTGTTTTACCAGTTACATTTGCAGCAAAATTTAAAGGAGAAGAATAAGCTTTAGCTTTAAATTCTTGTGTACCTATTTTTTTAGCTAAACTAGAAGCTCCATTTAATAACCTAAGTGTACCTAAAGTTTCAGCAACAGTAGCAGCGCCACCAAAAGCATAAGAAGTAAATGCTTTTTGAGCAAAACTATAATTAGATATTTTTTCTAAATCATTATACTCCTCTTGTAATTCTCGCTTTTTATCATTGTCTAATTCTTCTTCAATTTGCTTTTTTAATTTTGGTAATTGCTCTAAAGCATTAAACTCTCTAACTTCTATATCTCCAAATTTAAGACCTGTTTCACCAACAAAAAATATACCTTGAGCTGTTCTAGTTCCAGCTTTTATTAAATTTAAACTTTTTGTTAACACAGCGCCACCAGGTATAAAAGCAGTTACTATAGATGGTGAATTATTAGCTAAAGATTCACCAAACCAATCAAAAAAGTTTATATTTTTATTTTCAATATCATTTAAAGTTATGTTCTCAGGTATAGTAGTTTCTCTTTTTTTTGCTAGTTTTAAATTGTAATCTACCGTGCTTTGTTGCAAGTAATCAATAGCTTGATTTATTTTATCTCTAGCTTCTGGCTTATACAATGGTTTAACAACTTTTAAAAGACCTTGACCAGTTAAAGATAAAAAACTTTGAACACCACCACCAAAAAACTCTTCTAAAGCCATACCTGTTCTAGCACTTAACGTATAGTCTAATGCTAAGGCATTTTCTATTATTTTTGACGTTTCAACTTCTCTTGCATCCTCATTGAATTGTTTTATATTTAAGTCGTTTAACTTTTGTTGATCTATTAAGTCACTATATATAGTATCTAATCCCTTTTCTTCAAATTGTCTTTGTACTTCTTGAGACTCAGCTGCTAAAACTTGATACTTTTTTATTTGATCTTCAGTTCCATTTTCAATATTACCACTCGGTATTGATTTTATTATATCTTCAATGTCACTATCTATTCTGTTTATGTTGTCAATAAAAGGTTTAGCTTGTTTAATATAAAGATTATAATTGTTTTTTAAATTATTATTTTGTTCTTTTATTATATTTTTACCAATTTTTAATGCTTCAATTGCTTCTTCTGCAGATTTATATTTTTTATCTTTTCCAAAAGGGCTAATTATAGATTGCGAATCTTCTGGAACTGTTCTTAAAAACAATTTAATTTCTTTTTCTTGCAATTCGTTTATAGTATTGTTCTTAACATATTCTAGTTCAGGATTATACTCTTCATCTATAACGCCGGTTTTTAAATAGTTTTCGTACTGTTTAAATTTTTTATCGCTTAAATAATTTTTTATAGGTATATACTTAAAACCTACTCTTTTACTACCACTACTTTCGTAAAATTTAGATTCTTCTTCAGTTAAAAAACCTTCTTTCAATCCTTTTTCTCTATATTCTTTAAAACTTAACGTTTCGTAAAAATCAGGTTCTATATTAGAGTCATTTACTACAGTAACAGGTCTTTCATTAATTTTAAAATAATTATTAGCTGTTGCTTCTTTAATTGTTTTTTGAGGTATGTTATTTAAACTATAAGTTAAATCATTTAATATTTGATCAGCTTGTATTTTTTTTCTTTTATCTACATTTTCTTTTTTAGTATATTCGTTAAAATCTTTTCTTTCAGACTCTTTAAATATACCTCTTTCAAATTCTTTATTTACTATTAAAGGATCAAATAAAACTTGAGTTTGAGTATTATTGTCATTATTAATTAGACTTGGCTCTATGTAGGCTACTAAATCTTCCTTTGCTTGCTTTTTCTCTGGTTCAGTGTCTATACTTACAAATTGTTGTATTATATTATTTGAAGATTCAACGCTTTTTGATTTTATACTTGGGTTTCTCTTAAGCAATTCATCAAAAGTTAAACCAAGTTCTTCTGCTTTACCTAAAAGATCTTCGTAAGTAACTTCTACACCGTTTATTTCGTACATATTAATTAGTTAAAGTATTTAAAGCTGAAGTCTTATCGTTAAATATAACACCCGTATCTTGATCTATTAAATTATTTTCAAAAGTAATTATTTGATTAGGATCACTTAAATCATATTGTATTTTAACATTTCCTTTATCATCGTATATATTAAACACTAAACCTTGTTCAGTTACTTGTATAACTGGATTTTCTTTATTATTAACATCAATTATAGCAGATCTAGAACCTTCTAATACATGAACTCTACCATTGTAGTTGTTAGCAAATTTTTCACCTATTTTAATGTTTTTCTCTAAGTCTAATCTAATTTGTTTAGACTTTTCATCTAATTTGTCAATATCTCTTTCCATTAACCCTTTTAAACCAATTCCTTTAACAAAAGGTTGTAACGATGCTGGTCCAACATTGAAATCTTTAAGTCTAGAAGATGTTTCTTTGATAGTATTACTAGCATTGTATATTTCAGTATAATCAGCTAATTTCTCTTTGTCACCTTCACCTCCTATTTTCATGAATACTTGAGTATCTGTAACCTCACTTGTTTGTTGACCAAAATTTGCTTCTGCAAAATTAGCATATGCTCTAGCGGCGTATTGTCTAATTTCTCCTTGAATTTGTAAATACTCTTCTTCAGTAAATTTTTCGTCACTTCCTGCGAGATCTTTAAATGCACCACTGTTATTTAATTGTTCAACAGCGGCTGAAACGTTATCTTGATTAAAAGTACTCCAAGAAATGTTTGCGTATTTACCTTCTTTTTTTTGTTTATATGGATCATTTAAATAACCTAGATTATACAATTGATCCCAAGATTTATTGAAACTAGTTGATTTTGTTTTTTGTAGTAAATAATCATTATGTTTAGTAAATAAATCATCTGCAATATTATTTTTTTGCTTAACTGTTTGAATTTTTTTAGTATTACTATTTAAATCTATAACTTCTCTTTCGAATTCAACATCCATCCCAATGTCTCCAAATTTACCTATCTGTTCTTCTAAGAGAGCTAAGTTATCTTTATTAGTTATTAAATCTTCATTTTTTATAACTTCACTCTGTATAGTGTAACCGGTTTGCTTAAAAGCTTGATTTTGAGCATGTATGTTTTGCTCGAACAATTCTCCGTCTTTACCTGTAAAACTTAACACAGCTTGACCATTTTCATTATTAGTAACTTTAATATTACTAGCGTAAGCAGATGACAAAACTGAATTAAATTTTATACCTGGACTTAATCGAGCGTCTCTAGTTAAACTGTATTCAGAAGATCCATTTCTAACAGCTTTTACGTGCTGTTTATAAGTATTTAAATCTTTAGCAGCTAAAGTGCTGTAAGTTGCTAAAGCTTCTAGATTTGAAGTTCCTTGAGAAAGTGTTTGTAAATAATAGTCTTTGTCAGCTTGAGTAGCACCTGGAGAATAAGCTTTTGTTTTAGCATCACCTATTAATTGAGCTTGTTCTCTAGCATAAGCGGTTAAAGCAGTTTTAGTTTCAGCACTTGCATCTTTTAGTTGCTTGCTATATTCTAATGTTAATTGTTCTGCTGTTGCGTCACCTAATAACATTGCTTCTTCGTTCCTTTTTCTATCTTCTTCTTGCTGTTTAGCTATATTATTAATTAAATTAGCACTAGCTAAATAAGATCTATCTATAATCTTCTGGCTCTGCTGACCATAGTTAAAGCTTCTTAAATTTACGTTTCTTTGACTCATTTTATTTTAATTATTATCTACTAAACTCTGTTACAAATTCATTAAAATTACCATAATAATCCATATTATTTATAGCTCCCATTCCTGATCCTCCAGTTGGAGATTGGTTACTAGATGATGGAGTAAAATAACTAGATGAAGAAGGAGCTATGTTACTAGATGAAGAATTTGTATTACCACCACCATCGCCAATAAGCCCAGCGGCATAAGCATTAACACCTAGCGAAACACTAGATGATAATCCACCCATTAATGAATCAGTGGCAGCATCTCTCATACTAAGACCTCTAGAAGTATAAAAATCTTTTTCACCGTATAATCTATCTATCTCGGCTTGTTCTCTAGCTGATATACCTAAAGCTTCTCTTTCTTCCGCTGATATAGCTTGACCTTCTAGGCTGAGTTTTTGTTGTTCTAAACTTAATAATTGTTGATTAACTTGTTGAGCACCTTGAGCTCTTAATTTTTGATTTTGTGCTTCTTGTCGTTGTATGTCTGCTGCAATACCTCTTTTGCTTTGTAAAGCTGCTTGAGCCAAAGCAGTGGCTCCACCTGCACCTGCGCCTGTAGCAGCTATAGTGTCTAATGTATTAGCTAAAGCAATGTCAGTTTGCTCCATTTGTATTTCAGCTGCTTCTGTAGCAACACCTAAGTTGGCATATGGATTAGTTACTAATGACTTCATTTCATCAATTTCACCTTTCATATCTCTTATTTTACCAGATGCATCGTAAACTGGAGTTCTATCTCTAAAAGCTTCATTAATCAAGCCTTGAGCGTTTTCAACTTCTTCAACAGCTTTATTAGCTTTGTGATTTTGTATTAAAGCACTTACACCTCCTATAATTGCAGGAGCAGCTATTGCTAGTAGTGGAAAACCCATAGTAATATATTTTTAATTATTAATTCATTTTTCATACTGTATAAATATTTTAGTATGACGACATTACAAAATTAGTTCCTGCAGCCCATATTTCTTTGGGTCCACCTAATTGAGTTGTTTCATCTGTTTCAATTTTAACTGTAGCGAAATAACCTTTAATACCACTCATTTGAGCTCCAAATAGTATTTCACCAGTAGCAGCAGCTGAGTTGTTTACTAAATTAGCTACATACCTATTTTCTTTTCTATCAAAACCAGCTCTTAAAGTGTAGCCAGTGTTAGCATCTACATAAGATCCTTCGTCATAACTTTTTATAGATACTATAGAATCATTGCTTTGCACATAAGACCCTGCAGCTCCGCTTGGGTTTGGATCTTGACCAGTAAAACCAGAGTTAAAGCTTTCAACTTCCCAACCGTTACTGCCTTCATAGAATATAGTGTTGAAGTTTTTAGTTATATTAGGTTGAGTATTGAATACTATAGTTACATTAGAAGGTCTTCTAACACCATAAAAACTACCTCTAGTATCATTAGCTACATTTTCATGATAATGCTCGTATAACTTATAATCTTGAACACTATAAAACTTATTTAAAGTACTAAATATTAAATTAGGTTTATAAGTAAACAAACTAACCCAACCGTTTATACGTTCATCAAAAGATAATGTTTTGTAAGTTGACTCATCTGTACTTACTTGATTTGAATTTTTCTGTAAAGACACAACATAATTTTTATTATGTATATCCCAACCACCTATTACCTTACCTTTTGTCTTATAATTAAAAGTTACAGTTCCACTTAAAGCGCTTGTAAAAGCTGCAGAGTTGTAAACAGTGTAAGTGGTTCCAGATACTTCTAAAAACACAACGTATCCTGGTTGACCGCTTATAGTCATGCCAGGAGTTAAAGCAATTGTAGATGTTACAACTACCTTAGCAGTTCCAAGAGTACCACCTGATGAGTGGTCTGTAGATATGGACTGTGTAGTTAAAGAGTCAGATACGTCTGCTAGGTTATCTCTAAAGTAATCTTGCATACCATACATACTTATTTCAGTTAACCCATCATTAGATAACCTCATTATAGCATTACGGTTTTTATCTGAAAAATACTTTCTATAGTTATATATTGCAAAAGATTCTGGGTTTTTACTTATTCCATAATCACCTTTGTAAGCTACAAACTGACCTATAATATTTGCACCTGCTTGTGTTTGTGTACCACTTTCAGTTGTATATATAGTATCTTTATCTATTAAAGCTCTATGTATCTTGTTTTCTTGAAAAACAATTAAGTTAGTATCTTCAGAATAAGTCTTTTGTATAGAACCATATACGGGATCTAAACTTTTAGTAATAGCTTCAGCTACTGAAAAAACATTTGTTTGATTTACACCAGTTCTAGAGTTGTATATACCAGAGTAAATTAACGTACTATTTCTATTTTGCTGTAGTGGATACTGTTCATCTAAGTAAGCTCTAGCACCATTATCAGTTGCTATATTGTTAAAACCACCTCTAATTCTAGCTTCTTCTATATAAAAATCCCTAGAAGAATAATTAGATGCAATTGGTCTAGAGTCAGTATTTAAACCCCCAGGTAAACCTTGACCAGGGTACACAGCTATATTTCTACTATTTCCACTAGCTGAACTTCTAAAAGTAGGCTGTATTCTCTTAAGTATGTAAGTGTTATAAAAATCTACTTCTACAATATACGACATGTTTTATTTTTTTATTCTACAGGGAACTCAGGTGATATAGGACCAGCAGATGAAACACTTGTTTCTATTAAGTTGTTTAACTCTGATATTAACCCTGTTGTTGATGTTTCCCAAAATAATTCTAATTTAGAATCTAAAGGTTTTATTTCAAAAGCGCTAAACACCATATTATCAGATGATTCTCCACCTATTATAAACTTTCCATCAGCACTTAGTTGTGCAACAGAAGGGTTAGAACTAGCACTATATATACCTTGAGAAGACAAAGGAGTCACATCTGTGCCATAAGTAGTAGTTATGTTCCAACCATCCTCTTGTGAACCTATAATATTAGTATATTCCAAAAACCTAGGTATTGTAAACTCTTGCCAAGTAGATTGTCCAGCTACATATCCAGGACTACTACTATTGTAGGCGTCTATTCTTAAAGTATCAGTAGTTGCGTAATCTTTACCAGGGTGTGTTATAACTAAATAATTTAAACTTGCTGTTCCACCAACCTCATTTACTTTTATTTTAACACGTCCACCTGTTCCAGAACCCTCTTCACTTGTTATATTACCAGCATCAGCAAAAGCTCTACCAGTACCAATAAAGCCTCTTCCTTTTATTCTACCAGTATCTACACCGTCAAGGTTTACTTCTTGAACACCCATATCTCTAACTTTAGCTATACTGTTTACTACAACTTTTTCTTTTCCTACGTAGTAGTTAGCAGCATAATGAGTGTATACAGTTGAAGAATCTCCCACATCAGGATTATACCCTATTCTAGGAAAAAGTATATCATCACTTGTTCTAAATTGAGTTTGCTCTGGTTGAACTTCTTGAAGATCAGAAGATAATTTATTTATATTATCTGAAATTAAAGAAGTAAAGAAACTTTGAGATTCTAAATACTGGTTAGTAGAATTAGAAGAATTATTTAAGCTAGCTTCTGGATTAGCTAAACAAACATTAGGTAAATATAAGTTATAATAATCTTGTTCAGTTTGTTTAACAACTATTTTGTAACTATACCAACCCAACTTGTTTTCAGGTGTTTTAAAACTTAAAACCTCATTAAGAGTTACAGTTATAGAATCTGATATAGTTATAGTAGAAGTATTACCATTTCTAACTACACTTAAAACAGTATAAGTTTGACCGCCATCTTGCAATATACTACCAGGAACAATATTAGGTGAAAACCATCTAACTTCTAAAGTACTACTAGTGGCAGCTGTTCTAACTTCTGCAGTTTCTAAACCATCACAGTATAAACCGGGATAACCTTCTTCATGTTCACCTACTTGAGTTGTAGGTATAGAGTTTCTAAATAAAACCTTTAAAGAATCACCAGGCCAATACGCTAATGTTTTTGAGTTTTCTAAAAACTCTCTATATCTGTGGTATACAGTAGAACCGTTAAATGCTAAAGGATCAGACCCTTGTTGAAACTGACTAGAATCTAAAGAAGAAAGAATAACGTCTGATTGTCTTCCGTATTTATCTGATAAAATTATACCTACTTGATATGTTCTATTTTGTTTTAAAGTATGAGTAGGATAAGAAACTCTAGAATAATTTCTTATATTAATAAGACTAGAACTCGAGTAACTTCTATATTTTTCACTAACACTTACATTGTAGTCTAAACTTTCAGGTGGTGAGTGTTTATCTAAAAAATTACCATAAACAACTCTATTACCAACAACTGATTGAGACATTGCTCTAACTGGTACTTTGTCAAAAACTCTTGTAGCTTCTCTATTAGGTAAGGTTCTAAATGGTTTTCTAGATTGATAATTGTAAGTGTATATGTTGGTGTTGTTACTAGTTATAGAACTATCAGTAACAGGTATTGTGTCTAAAACCTGTATTGCTAAAGCGTCAGATTCTTTATATAGGATATCTATTTCTGTTATCCCAAGACGATCAGCCATTCTTCTAACTCGATGTGGTGTGTTTATATTTAAAAACACGTTATCAACATTATTTTCAAAGAAACTAACAATAGTGCTAGATCCTATAGATTCTTGCTGCTCTAAGTATTCTGTGATGTCTTCTCTTGATGGTATATCTATTAAATAACCTTTCTGTTTAGGTACAAAAGCTGGTTGAGTAAATGGAGACATCAAAGAATATTCTCCATCTTCATATTTAAATCTGTATGCAAATCTAACAAACTTTTCTTTTAAAAGTTCTGAATCACCTGGCCAGTTAGTTTTACCTTGTCCATTAGGTGATGAAAATTCTAAAATAACACCTCCATGGTCATCAACAACATTCGATAAAATCACATAAGAAATAGTACTACTTACTTCTGTTAAGCCACCAGTTGATGTAAACGGAGCTATTGTGACTGTTTCTCCTACGGAGTAGCCTTCACCCCCATCTACTACAGTAATAGTTAAATCAGAAATATTTGTAGAACCTCCTTTTGCTACGGTAGCCGTAGCACCTACACCTCTTCTAGAGCTTATAATAGGTTGAGGTGAACTAGCTCCAGTTCCAGAAACCGTGTTTAAAGCACCAGTAGGATTAAGTAGAGTACTTCCAACTGTGAAAGATCTATCTAAAAAACTATAATCAGCATTTATATCATTTACACTTAACTCTAAAGTAGCTGTAGCTCCTGAAGAACTAGTTACTGAACTAACTAATAAATTACTATTAACATCCCAGGAGTTTGAACCTGGATTAGTGGGATTTGTAATTCTCATTCCAGCTACAGGAAGTTGCCCTGAAATTCTAGTTATAGTTATCGTGGAAGGTGTAGTACCTGTTTGAGCACCTATAACAGCTGTTGAACTAGGTGGTAACCACAGGTCGCTAGCGTTTTGTAAACCAGGAGAAATAAAAGTTAGTATATCGTTAACCGCTAAAGAAGGTGATGTATCTTTATTTAAAAAAACTTCACCAGGTGAACCACCACTAGGTTGTTTTATTTTTTCTATAAAAGCTAAAAAATCATTTGGAGCAGCGTGATCTCTTAATAATATCATACCAGGACTTAGCTTTGCTAAATCAGTATCACTTACTTTAAATTCTTTATTATTAGCTGTTGAAACTGCAGTAACAGTTACGTCTATTTTAGTATAAAGATCCATAGCTTCATATGGATAATACTTAGCAACAGATATCAAGTCTTCTGAATCGTAATGAGTATTACTAGCTATAGCTTTAGTTACATTGATTTTTCTAGGTTGGTTACGATTGTCAGTCCAAAACAATAGATCTTCTATTAAATCTATACCGTATATATGGTGAGTTTTAGAGAAGTTTAAAAACCTACCTTCAACTAAAATACTACTAGTGCTAGTTTTGTTATCTCTCATTAAGATGTAACAATTAACACCAAATGGAGCTGAATTATCTAATTGATTATCTGAAGGATCTGTATAATTAGTGGCCATAAAAAAGGCTCTATTATTAACTTCATCTGCTAAAAAACCAATTATTTCTAAACCTGGTACAGCACTTAAACCAAAGTCAGATAATAAAGTGTTACCTAATACATTTTCTAAAGCACCTACGTCTTCGCCTTCTGATCTACTTACATTTACATTTTGAGCATCTCTATATTCACCATTAGACAATAACCTATCATCTAGGTCTTTGTTCATTTTAGATTTTACAAATGTATTTATAGTTTGTGGCATAATTAATGTTTAATCCATTTAGATTTACCTCTCATAACTTGAGTAAATTCTTCTAACTTAATATTACTTAATCTTATTTTAGCATTTCTTAATTTAGCAGATCTCTCTCTTCTATATCTTTGAACTATATATTCAGGAAAGTTAGCTCTAGAAGCTACCATAGAATGCATTATATGAGCATATAAAGCATCTTCTGCCATTTTAGGTACTTTACTATTTAAATCACTTTGTAAGCCGTCAGAGATGTATTCTATTATAATTAACTGATTAGCTAAGTCACTTGAGAAACTAAACTTACCTTCTCTTTCATTTATAGTAAACCACCCATTTTTTTGTGATGTTTCAGGATCTAAGCCATATCTTTGGCCGTAAGCCATTTTCCACCATTGCCAATCATAAACATTTGCATTGTCAAATATTTCATCATTTAGCTGTCCTGTTATGTCTAAAGTGTTGTTTGTTTTCCAACGTTTATCAGTTTCAGATTCTGCAGGTTGTAAATTTTGTCCTAAATCACCTTGTGTATAATCACCATCACCATCTTGAAGTATAGGTTCTGTTGGGTTACTTGTTAACCTAGTTGGATATATTACGTGTTTAACACCTGATTTATCAACCCAAGATAATTGTACGTAGTTAACATAATCTTGTGGTAAAGGTATAGATAAGCTTGGTGGTATTACAACTTCTTGTGAGTTAACAGATTTTAATGTATCGTAAGAAAACTCTTGTAAACCTCTTTTAGCGTGGAATATAACATCTGATCTATTTGCTCTAGGTAACAACTTATCTAATCCTACGTAAGCTACCATAAAATTATTAACGATGTCCACTAAACTAGTGTAAGCATAACTACCATAATTATCCCATATTGTAGGAGTTTGTAGCTTAATCAACACAATGTCGCTAGCTACTAGTGCAGTTCCTAGTGTTATAACGTTACCAGAAGCTTGATACTCTGTAGCTCCAGGACCGTAATTTAATACAACACCATTTTTTAATAAACTAAAATTAGTATTAGTGGTAGAACTATTTATTACTAAATTTACATTACCCGTCCAAGTAATAGTGTTAGTTGTCAGCCCACTAAAACCTTGTTGACCAGCGTAGTATTGAGCATTAGTTTCTTTAATAAGTCCCATGTATTATCTTTTTGAATTTACTTCTTCTTGTTGTAACTCTCTTGCAGCAGCCTGTACTATATTAGGATCTCTTATTACTACACCAGAATATTGTAATATTTTAAGTATAACTTCTGTTTGTTGAATATCACTTATTTCAAAGTTAACAGAAGCACCACCTATAACAGGTGTTATTGCAAAACCAGGAGTTCCATCCCATATGAAAGCACCAGTTGTAGTATCTACACCATAAGCCCAAACCACGTCAGCTGGTTTTCTAATGTAATTAAAACCTATGTCAGATACTGCTGGCGAAGCAACTGCAGGTAAAACTGTTAGTTTATTATCTTGATATGTAGCTATAGGGAAATTAGTAGTAGGTTGAGTTAATGGAGAAAGATTTTGTTGATGTAATTCTCTTCTACTAACTATTTGTATTTCTGGAGAGTTTTTACCAGTTTCATAAAACGCAGAACCAAATCTATATAAATCGGTTGGCTGAGTATACACATTGCTTGATACTGCGGAAGCACTTGCATTTTTATTAAATATTTGAAATTGGTTTCTAATATTCTCCATCCTAGACGCAAAATCTACATCTGTTTTTGGCATACGTAAATATTGATTATAGTCGTCAAAAAACTTTTCAAATGTTTCTAACTGTACTTGAGTAGCTAGTTTATTAAACTCAAAAGGTGTTAAATAACCTCTTTGTTCTTTGTTTAATATACTCAATACTGTTGTATATACTGTATTTACGTTTATTGCCATTTTAATTTTTTTAAAAAAAAGGCGGCCGCATAGCCGCCTTAATTATTATCACTTGTTATTTAAGTTTTTTCTCTATTGATTTATAAACTTCAAGTCCCTCATCTGTTTTAAACCAAGCAGCCATAGCTGAGTAAGGGTTTTCATCAAACGGTACACTCATTAATTTACGTCCATTACTACCCCATTTAAAAGTTCTTTGGTCTTCTGCTAAAATAATTATTCTAGCTTCAGTAGCTCTTATAGCAAAGTTTCTAAGAACAACGTTTTCATCTTCAGAAAGATCTATAAAAAGTTTTGGATTTGACTTAGCAAAAAGTAAACCATCTCTTTTAAGTTCTTTACTAGATAAACTATTTACACTGCTACCTACTTCAACTCTTAATATAGCTTCTAATTGATCTATATCCATATTAGTGGCTATATTCATAGCTTCTAACTCTAGTTCTAAAAAGTCGTATTGATCTTCTGCTTCTACTATTGGATCAAACTCAGCAAATAAAACACCATTATGAGGATGCTTAGATAAAAACTCTTGCAAGTTTCTTTTTTCTTTTTTAACGTATAAATGTCCTTCATCAAAAACAATATGCGCTAAAGTAGCAGGACCATTTTGTTCATCTACAAATATAGATTTTTGATTAGTTGCGTATCTTAACTCTCTTTCATAACCTTTGTCTGGATCAAACCAAACACAAGGATATCTTCTAGAGTGTTTTGACATTATTGTATATGTTAAGGGAGTTTTGTCATTTAATAAATAATAACTTCTATCTTTATACTCCCAAGTATCTTTTTTAACTTCAGCTTTTGCTGGAGCTTTTTTTTCTTTTGTTTCTTCCATAATATAATATAATATAATAATTAAAAAAGACCCCGCCTAAGCGGGATCTTATTATTGTTTTGATTAAGCTAACGCAGCGCTAGCTAAAGTATTAGACATACTGACTTCAATCGTTCCTGATCCTCCACCAATTTTTCCAATAGCTTCAACTAAATTTTGAACATCTGCTTGAACAAATCCTCCACCAGCACTACCATCATTAGTAGAAGTTAGTGTAAGAATGTCACTGTCAGAAGCGCCTCCAATATATGCTATTGCAATTTTTAATGAAGTTCCTGATCCAGAAGCTTTAACTGTACCTACATTTTCTGCACACACAAGATCAAATGCACCTGCAGCTTTTTTTACTTTTACGTATCCCATAATTTCTAAATTTTAAAATGTTAATAAATAATTAAGCTCCTTTGAATAACACGAAGTTATTTGCAGCTTGAGTTACTAAACATCTTTCAGATAAGAAATTAACTCTCATAGTATCAAGATCAGAAGTATAAGCACCTCCAACAGAACCAGTGATCCAAGATTTCATTCTTCTATCATCAGCTTCTGAAGCTCTATATCTTACATGTAAGAAAGGTCTTCTAATGTTAGATCCCATCATTTGATCGTACACTGTAGAAGTTCCAGCTGGAACAAGTACACCATCAATTTCTTTATCTAATCCTCTAGTTGTAGCATCATTTAGATATTTCCAATCAGTTTTGTAGAAGTCATAAGAACCTCTTCTAAAACCAGAAAATCCAAAACTAAGTGCCATATCTCCATCGTTTTCAAATAACCCATAAGAAGCAGAAGCGGTAGAAGAATAACCTCCACCTGCCATGGCAGCAATCATATCGTCAAAGTCAAGAGCGGTAGATCTTGATAAGAATAGCATGTTTTCTTCAATAGCACCTTGCTTGTCTAAGTTTTTAAGGATTTCATCGAAATCTCCTAAAGCACCTGAACCAGGAGCAGCAGCACCAGCAAAACCAGAATATACATTACCTCTTGTTTCAATAGCGTCAAACAAACCTTCAGTACCTTTAATGTGTGCATTGCTAGCACCAGCTGGTCCAAATTGAGCTCCGAAATCTTGATTTGCAGTAGCCATTTTCTTACCTTCAACCATTGCCATTTCTAAGTAATCTTCAAATCTTAATCTTGTTTCAGACTCAGATTTTAAATACCACATATAACCAGACTGACCTTCTTCAGTAGATACTTCTATCCAGCCAATTTGAGCAGCATCAGAACCACTTATCTCAAAATTATCTTTAATGATAATTGGTGAGTTTTCAAATGAAGTTAACTTAGGCTCAATTGCACCTGCCATTCCTTCACTTCCTTTTGGAAATTCAGAACCGTATACAAACAAACTGTTATTAGCACTAATTAAACTACCACCTGCCAGTGTAGCTCCTTCGTAGCTAGTACAAGTTAAAGTATCTTGTTTAGTACCTGAGCTATTAGTTACAGCTGTTACTAATAGTTTAGCAGTAACTAAACCAGTAGCATTGTCAGATACTAATATAGTATTACCAACTCTTACAGCACCAGAAGCTTGACCAGCTGGTAAAGCAATAGTAACTGTATATACTGGATCAGCAACTTCAGCAACAGTAACAGAATTATAAGCAATGTGTAATCTATTTTGTTCAGACCAAATAACTTGATCAGATGTCATTGGCATTTCAGCGCCAACCATTCTCAAGAAACCTCCAATAGTTCGGTTTCCGTATCTTTCTACTTCCGCTTCGTAAAGCTCAGGTAGATATTGTTGTGTCCATGTCGAAAAATTAGTATCATGAAAATCTATATAATTATCTTGAACTGTAATTTTATTCGGCATAGGAGTAATTGAAGCTGGAAAAGCTCCTCCTGATAATCCCATTTTTTAATTTTTAGTTGTTGTTATTTTTTACTTTTAATTTTCAACTTAGAAGTATCAACGCCATTAACTGCTTTAACTCTTAAACCGTTTATAAACACATCACCAGTAGCCTGTGGCCTAGGTTCGTTAGTTATATTTTTTGATTTTGCCATCATATCTTTTATAGCATCAGCTTTGCCTTGCTCATAAAAATGATTAGCAATAGTATCAGCATTGTCAGCAGCGTAAATAGCTTTGTGATAACCTACAGTATCAACAACTTCACCTTCTTTGTTTAAGAACTTCTTAACGAATGTGTTTAAGTCTGACTGTTTTTCAGCAACTGCAGAAGGATTAGAGATACTATATTTAAATTTCTTTTCACCTAAATCAAATTCGAAACCTTCGAACTCTTCATTTAAAGTGTTGCTTGTATTTTCTCTAAACGTTTTTCTACGTTGCTCAGCTATTTGTTGTTCTTTGTTGTATCTATTGAAAAAGTCCAAAGCTTTTTGCTGTTCTTGAGTAACGCCTGGTCTCAACTTGATCTCATCGTAATATTTACTCTTTGAACTTTCCAAAAATTTTTTGGCCTTTGCAATTTCTTCTTTATAAGCGAGTTTCTTTTTTCTTATATCTCGCTCTTCATCCACGTCTTCATCATACGAAAAATTATCTTCCATTAAAAAGTTTATTTCTTCTGAATCTAGATGTGGTTTAGTTTTGTTATAGTACTCTTGTAATAAAGACTTAGAATCATATTTAGAATAATCTCTATTTAAGTTAACATAGTCTTCTACAGTACCACCAGTTTCTTCCATAAATGAAACTAGCTTTTCAATATTTTCAGGTAACTTTTTACCAGTTACTTTTTCATCTCTTACAGCTTCTTTTAATTCTTTAGTAGTTTCTTTAACTTCTTTTTCTTTAATTACTTCGCTAATAGGAGATTTAATTTCCTCTTGTTTTTCCTCTGTTTTATTTTCTACTTTAGTTTCTTCGGTAGATTTTTCTTCTTCGTGTGTTGATCCCACTTCTTGCAATCCCACGACTTGTTCTTCTTTTTTCTCATCAGACTGTAACACAACTTTCGTTGTTTCTGGCTCTTGAACGGCATCTTTTTCTTTTTTACTTAAATCTAACTTAGTAGTTTCAGGTGTTTTATTTCTTAAACTTGGTTTCTTTTTTATTTTTAAACCTTCTTTAGTATCATCTACTACAGGTTTTTCTTTTTCTTTTTGTGACATAATATAATATAATAGTTGTTTTTATTTATTGCGGCATAAAATCTTGCATACCTATCTCTCCTTGTTCAAAATCTTTAGGAGGTAAATCATTTTTTCTTTGACTTATCATTTCGCTTTGTTGCGTGCCTGATATTCTAGTTCTTTTATCTTTTCTATCTTCTATAAACTCTTCTCTAGCTTTTTCTTGTTGAACCTTGATTGTAGCTAATTGCATGTCATAACCATGTTGTAGCTCCATTATTTGTTTTTTAATTTGAGCTTCCATTTGCATTTTTTGGATATCAAACTGAGATTTAGCTTTTTCAACTTGTACAGTGCTTTCAGTTAACGCTTGTTGTTTTTGCATTTCAGCTAAAGCAGATTTTTCAGCAGCCTGAGCATTGGCGTTGGCTTGAGCTTCTATATTTTTAAGTTTAGTTTCTTCATCTTGCTCTTGCTTTTTCTTTCTTCTAAACTTAAGTAATTGATTAGCTAGCTTTAAGTTTTTAACTTCTCTAATATCAATAGCATCTTCTAAATATATTTGACCTGACTTTAAAGCTATTTGTATATTTTGCTCTAACTGAGCTTTTTCTTCTTCATCTGGTTCTAAACTTATAAATATACCAAAATCGTGTATATTTAATTTCATTAACTCTTCTAATGTTGCAGAATTAAAAGCAGATATACTATTTTCTAAAGCTTGCTTTGTTAAAGGAAATTGTAAAGAGTCAGCAACTCTTAACGATATGTTTTCACAAGCTCTTAAAGTTAAATACAAGCTAGACTGTAGTATGTGTCTTGTTGCTGTATTGCTATTAGCAGCAGCTAGCTTTTGTAAACCAACTAATGAGTTTTTATCTGGATTACTACCATCTCTAGCTTCATTTAAACCGGTCACATCGCGTATCATTTGTAAGTAATACTGATATGTAGTTATTAAAGACTGTATCTTAGAACCACCAGAGCCTGTTTGTAATTCTTGTATTGGAACTTTACCTCTATTTAATTCACCATCTTGAGTTAAAGATCTACCTACAATACTACCAGTTTGAAAATACATGTTTAAAGCTTCAGCTGGATTATAGTTAGTTCCATTACCTAAATCAACTTCTGCTAAACCGTCCATGTCTAAGTAAACACCATCAGGTACTATTCTAGCTAATACTTGTTGCAGTTTTAAATGAGTCAACTGTATCATATCTGCAAAACCTGTTATTCTACTAACAAGAGATTCAATACGACCTTTATACATTCTAGGTGCAGATATAGCGTAATTAAAATTAACTTTACATGTATCAGCAACAGGTCTAGTCATATTTTCACATAGCCTCCAATCTAACATCATTGGATGACCTAGTATTTTAGCTCCAGAATAAAGAGTTTCTATTGTTCTAGATACTTTTTTAAATGAATCTGATTTGGGTGGATTAAATGTATCTGATTTTTGTAAAGCTTTTTCTAAACCTTGATCTGTATTTTTTATTTTAAATACTTGATCAGAATAGCTTTTATATTCAAAATATAATACTTGTACAGTTTGGTCGTCTTGTCTACCACTGTAACTTCTTAAATACTCAGAGTTGCCAGGATATTCTTGTATAACCTCTAATTCTTCTTTAGTTAAATGTGGATATTGTTTTTTAATATCAGATAAATACACAGACTTAACTTCACCTACATAATATAAATCTTGAAAGTTAGGATCTTCAGTATAAGAATAAACTAAGCTAGCTGGATCTACATAATCAACTACTACACCTTCAGATTTATTCCACATTGTTTTAACGCAGCCAATACCTAAAACAGTTAAATCATGATTTATTCTTTGTCTAACTAATTCGTATTTATTTTTATCTAAAACTTGATTTATAACTTCTTCTTCAGCTACTTCAACAGATTGTTTAAAATCCATTTGCAGATGAACTTCTAATTCTTCTTTATCTCTAGGAGCGCTATCTGGATCCATAGAAAAAGCATCAACACCAAGAAGTTTTTTGGCGTCTTCTAAAAACTCTTTAGCGTTTATATCAACTAATAAATCTTTAGCATAGTCAGTTCTTATTTTAGAACAAACAGGATCTTGAGCGTAAGCATTTATGTCATAACTTCTTTGTGATATACCATTAACTACAATGTCTACAAACTTAGATACAACAGGTACAGGTTTCCAGTCTAAATTTAAATAAGATAAATCACCATTAATAGCTAATTCATCTTTGTACTTTTGTACTGGCTGTTCACCTCTAGCATATAGCCTTAATAAATTATAGTTATTAAAATTAACAGCATAACCAGGAGAGTTAGTTCCATACCTATAATTTCTAAACCATTCACCTTCGATAGCTCTACCTACAGCAAGACCATACTCTTGAGTTGCTTTTTCTGCATCTGGTACTACCTGATCTGGAAAAGAACTATTACTGTTATAAGAAATTTGCATCTATTTATTTTATTATTTTTGAAATTATTCCATCGTTATCATATCTTTTTATACCTAAACTTATAGGTTGATATTTTTTCTCTGGATTTGGTCTATATCTATTTTTATTACAAGCCATTATTGCTAAACCAGAGCTTATAGTAGCATCGTACTTAGTCCTGTTGTTTATATTAAACTTACCCCAGTCTTCTAATGTTTTTTGAAAATACATATCTCCATAACCTTGTTCTGTTGAACCAACATAAGTTTCTATATATGATTCTATTGCAGCAGCATGAGCTTGCTTAATGTCTTCGCTTGAGTTAGGTATTCCACCTATTTCTTTTTCTGTAATAGAGAGTTTATTCCAAACTTTATCTGGTCGGTTCATACTAAAACCTCTATAACCTCTGCGTTTTAAATAATATAATAATCTAGGTTTATTATTTTCAGCTAAAAGTGGCATGCCGTAAAATAACAATGCCATCAATACATCTTCAAAAAATATCTCAGCTGTTTGAGGTCTAGCTATATATTCTAAGAAAAAGTGGTTTGGTGGTGCATCTTCCATTGAAAACTTAGTTAGTCCATGAAGAGATCCATTAGATCCTTTACCATCCACAGTACCACTAATATCGTAAGAATCACAACCAAATGCTCCAACGTGTTCATTTCCAGGATATTTAACACCATTTTTTATAATCACTCGGTTTTGAAGATTTTTAGGAGGAACCCATGATATTTTAAATCTACCATCTTTATTAGGAACAAACTTTACCTTAGTATCTTTAATACCATTTTCCCATATAAAACTACCTGTAGTTACACTTGATCTATTATTTAATTCTTCGTTATAATCAATTTGTTCGTATATTCTAGTAAGATTAAACAAACTATCTTTTGCTTCATCTCTAAAAGCATGCTGCTCTGTTCTTGGGAATTGCCTGTAATATTCATTTAAACTATCTTGATCACTCTTTAAGCCATCTACTTCATTTTCCCAATGCTCTATTACTCCGATTGTAATTTCAACACCGTCTCTTCCGATTGTTTTATTTTTTGGCGTAACGAATACAGGTGATCCAAAAGAATCCATGAATCCTTCGTAGTTCCACTCCATAGGGATGAAAAGAGAATACAGTCCGCTAGATGTTTGTCCGTTTCTATTTCTTTTTGTAACGTCTGAATTGTAATAGAGTTTTTTAAAGTTTTCTCCACCTTTATCTAATGCGTTTGAAGTTGAGCCCATCATACATTTACCTACGATCCTGCGACCTAGCCTTAACGTAGTTTTTGTAACTCTCCAGTTGTTTAATATATTGTCAGGTCTTTCCCATTTCCCTGATTCATCGTGTGATAGTAGTTTTAATTTTTCACCATCATAAGAGTTATCTCCTGTGTTTTTCCAGTCAATCGTAGTATCTAATCCTTGCAGTTCTCTAAGCTTCTCATTGGACTCGAGTTTTCTTCGAGTAAGCTTCGAAGCCGGCACCCTATATGCGAGCTCGGTTTTTGGACGATCCATACCGTCTTGGATTGGTTTAAAGAAAAACGGATAGTTAACGGATATTGGTACAACTTTATCTGTGAACATCTTTTTAGCATCTGCTCCAGATTTTGATAAGATACCGAATCTAGCATCTGAAGAAATCGTGGCTTGATTAACAAGCTCTGCTGATGACATAAAGGAGAAACCACTCCGTCTGTTTTTAAGATAACACATTCCATAGCATCTGTTATCAGCCTTACAGGCTTCCCAGAATATGAAGAAGAGTCTATTTGCTTCTCTATAATCCGGAGCTCCGACATCGATTTTTGACCACTGCAAATACATGTAATGAGTACCAGTGATGTAAGTAGGCATACCGTCATTATAAAACCAGTAACCATCTGATCTATACTTAAATTCTTCATCTATATAATCGTACCATTTTTCTTTGAAGTCATTAGGATACTCGTCCCAATCAAATCTACTTTTTATTCTAGCTAATTCTTTTGGGTATTCTTGTTTTTCCCAATATTGTTCCTTTTGCTTTTCGCTTCGTTTAAACGGTTTATCGACTGCTGGTAAAGCAATCCTGAGATTTTGAATTTCAATGATCTGTCCAATCTTACCTGTTTTACTAATTACAATAAAATCGTAATCAGAGTTATAACCATACTCCCATTTTTTATATCTATTATTCTTAGATAATATTTTTGGGTTTACAATATCTTTTAACTCTTTCCATAGAGTCTGTTTGTAACTCACTTGCTACGCCCTTCTGCAAAACCCCTAAAAGATCTTTCTTCTTTTTTATTTTTAGGTTTTTCACTTAACATTTCTTCTTCTTGCTGTATCCTTGTTAATATTTCAAAAGCATCAAATATAGCTAACTTTTTAGTAGCGGCTGCATTTTTTAATCTATCAGCTGATACATCGTCGTCTGAATCTACTATTTTTTCTTTTGCTACTTTAATTAACTCTTCAACTGCTTTTTGCCCAGCTTGGATTATTTTCTTCTTCGTTTCCTTCGTGTTCATGAGTTACTGCTATATCATTAGATTTCATACAATAAAGGCGTTCGCCTTCTACAATAAATTCAAACTCTGAGTTAGGTGTAAATATAACAAGCGATCCAGGTTTTAATCCTACAGCTTCTAAGGACTTATTAGTATACTTTAATATACCAAAGTGTTCTTTCTCTTTATTTACACTTAGATTTGATTTATTTAAAATAGGTTTTACAAAGCAATAATCTAAATGTGTTTTTAAATTGTACATATAGATTTGATCTAAATTGCAAAAGTATAGTTCATCTTTAAAAAAAGTAGATGAGTTTTTCTCTCTACCTTTCATATCATAATATCTTCTAAAAATATTATGATGGACATAAACTATATCACCACATTTTATATCTGTATCAAAAGCAGCTGGAGTAGAAACAACAGTAGCTTTTTTGCTTACAAATTTATGGTCTTCAATACTAGTATTTATAATTAATTCCTTGCCATCTATATATCTAGTATTATCGTATCTGTCAAAGTATGGCTTTACTAAGAACTGATATAGGCTCTTCATTAATACTTAAGATCATATTCTACTGCTATCGCCATTTGACTATTAAATCTTTTCCAAGGTAAAACTTCGTCATTCTTTTTTATATAAATAGAATATTCTCCACTCTTTTCATTATTTAATATGTTGCATATAGTATGACCACCATACACCTCTTGACCAATAGAATAATGCATTGCATCGTTTTTATAATCAGAACCTATACTAATTTTTCTGATTATACTAGACATTTTCCTCTTGTAACTCGTCCTTTTTTATATCTGTATAAGTGCCGTCTTCTAAGTTTATATTTATAGCACCATACTCTTTTTCAAGTTCGTTTTTAAACTCTTCAATATCTTTGTTAATCTCTGCTATATGGTGTAAATGACTGTGCTTTGTAGTTTCTAAAACACCTATTTCATTTATCACTTCATTTAACTTTGATTGTTGCTCTTTAATTTTATTTAATTGTTCTTCTGTTATTTTATTTTCCATTTAATTTAATTTAATTGTCATTTACTCAGGCTCTGGTGGCGTCCACTCTGGAGTTGCCATTAAAGTTAAAGCTTGTTCATGATTTAAAGTCTCTACTGGAACTAGTGAACCATTAGTAATAAAACTAGGTTCAACTTGGTAAGACAGTAAACCTTGAGTATTTGCTACGTTTCTTCTCATTGTTTGAGCAGAACTTTGATTTACTTGACTGAATAAAATAGCGTTTGTATCAGTTAAGTTTATTACTGCATAAGTTGTTGCCATTGTTTTAATTATTATTATTTATATATTTACTTGTTTAATATTTTTTTTACGCTGGAGGATCTACTGGTTTAGGCTCAAAATGAGATGTAGGTATATCGATAACCCATTGCCACTGTGAATTTTGCAAGTTAGAAATATCTGTAGTAGATAAAAATATAAACCAATTATCATTAATATCTTGAATGCAGTTAAAAAAAGTTACCTCATCAAAAAACACACCTTGTATATTTTCTTTTTGTTCTATTGTTAATTTTCTTGCTTCCATTATACTTGTCTTCCTAACGTTGTTTGATAAGCTGTTACTAACGTGTTCATTTGGTCAAGTTGTGTATCTGTTAATCCTAAACCAAAGTATACTAAAGAAGTAATACCACCATATCCAGTAGAATATGCATTTGCTTGATTAATCCATAAATTATATACTGCTTCTGGAGGTAACGCACTATTAACTGAAATACTTACTACTGTTGAGTTATCTTTTTTGTAAGAAATTTCTGTTGATAGTGTTCTACTTGCTTGATGAAACCCCGCTTGCGTAGCTGGCATAGTAGTCGATGCGGACAAGGAATTATTAATCGTTATATACATACTACCAGGTACTCCACCAGCTTTATAAAATGCTAATGAATCAGAACCTTTAAATACTCCTAAAGGAAAAGATTGATTTAGCTGCCAACCGTTTTGTGTATAAAAACCTAAAGATGCGTCATTCCTACCTAATCCCAAAGCTGCAGGTGTAACTCCTGTATCACCGTATTTACCTTGAACGCCGTCTGAGCTATGTGTTACTCCTGATGTCCACGTAATTTGCGCTACTGTTGTGTCTTTTAAATTATAACTATGAGAAACATCAGTACCTCCAACAAATGGATATATAACTTTCATCTTATCCCAAATACCATTAGATTTCAAACCTGAAACTAAAGTTGTTATAGCTGATTTTTGAGTTGAATCTGTAATTCCAGCTGCCTGTATAAATGCTAAAGCAGAATCTCTATTAGGTATATCTAAAACTCTATTTGTAGCTATCATATTTGCTGAAAAAGCATTTGCGTTTGAGTTAGGTGCTTCACCTTGTAAGTTTTCTGGCATATTCATACTTGTAGCTATTCCATTTGATTCACTACCTGGGCCATCACCTATAAGTTCACTACCGCCCATACCACTACTAGTTCCATTATTACTATTAGTACTTAAATCAGGATATATCCAATCCGATCCATTAAAATAACTATCTGCTCCTAAACTCCACCATCCAGTAGAATTTAAACTAGTTAGATCACTTGGAGAACCTCCATTATATATTCTTAATATTCCATCTTCACTTAAAGCTCTATTAAAAATAGATAAATTTGAAAGTAAACCATCGAAAAGGCTACTTAAACTATACCAATACCTACCAATTAGTAAGTTTTGACCGTTATCACTTTTATATGTTTTTGACGGTTGATTAGTTGTCTTTACTAAAACGCCGTTTTCATATAGTTTAAAATCTGTATTGTCATAAGTACAAGCATAATGTGTCCAAGAGTTGGTTGGAGATATTGTGTTATCAGATTGAACTTGAACATTAGTATTGTCTGAAGATAACCACTTAAAAGTCATTTTATTATTTGCCGCGTAAGCTCTAATGCCTGAAAGTGCGTTATGCATCAATAAAGTATCATTCAAAGCAACAGTATTAAAATTAGCCCAAAACGAAATGCTAAATGTATTAAGTCCATTTAACAAATTAAAATTACTAAAAGTTGCATAATCATCTGTTCCATTAAACTCTATACTATAACTACTATACGGAATACTACGAGTTAAATCAGAGCCAACTAAATTTGCTGTAGTCATACCTTCGCTAAGACCGTTTAGTGTAGATACTAAAGATGAAACTTGTGTTGCTCCATTATTTGTACCGGTATTTCCATTACCACTTGAGTCTGTTATAGTAGTATTATCTAGCTTCCACCACGCGTAAAGATTAGAAGTATCAATCGCTGTTTCTAAAGGCGTACCATTATTATATAATGTTTCAATTGAATTAGCTCCTGTAGCTGGTAAAGTTGAATTATATATTTGTATATTACTAATTTGTCCATTAAACTCATATGAACTATATCTACCTAAATATCCATAGTTGTTAGTCCAAACTAAATCTGTTGTAGTTGTATTAGTTAAAACAGGTTGACCATTCAAGTACAACACCCTTGTAGTTGTAGGCTTATCCCAAGTAGCTGCAAAATGATACCATTGATTAGCATTTAAAACAGAACTATAAATCATATTAGTTCCCCAGCCTCCTGAAGTCCATTGATAATAAGCAAGCTTGCCATTAACTAACCAAATGGGCATACCATCATTTCCTCCACTTCCTACAATTCCTTGAAGTCCTGAGGTTGTATTAGTTTTAAACCACCCTGAAATAGTTACATTTGAAGTTGAAATACTTGGAGTTCTATTATAAGTAATAAAAGAAGTACTTCCATCAAAATCTAAAGCAGTAGAGTAATTAGCTGTAGAATTACCTATCTCCCAATTACTACCATTCCAATTACTAGTATCAGCATTCATTTTCCACCAAATAAAAGGAGCATTATTATAACTTTCCGCTGGCACTCCATTATTATAAATGTTACTTAATTCTGATGTTTGATCGCTTTTCCAAATGACTAAATTTGACATATCACCATCCCAATTGTTAGAACCACTCCACCCTGCTGCGTCTTTACTTAAACTTTTGAAATTAAAATCATTTGAACCTGTACCTAGGTTAGTAGTAGTAACTGTAGCACCATCTAAATAAAATTGTGCAGTGTCTCCATTTCTATAAATTAAAATATGATGCCAATTTCCATCTCTAAATGAAGTTGAAGCAGCTGTATTAGTATATGAATATTGAGTACCAGCGCCTCTGTACATAAATAAAGAATTATTCCTTAATAAAAAAGCACTTAATCCATAACTAAAAAAAGCATTGTTAGATGTTCCAGAAGTACTTGAAGGACATTTAGCCCATAATGAAATAGTCATTTCTGTACCTAAATTTTCTAAATTTCCCGTAATTCTATCTGAATTGGCTCTTACAAAATTAAAAACAGTTGCGCTTGGCAATGAAGAGTTTGGTACAGTTAAAGTGTTTGGAGATGATGTAGCAGCGTCACCAGTACTTGACCCACCTAAATCATAATAAGCTATAGGTGAATTACCTGGTATAGCCATAGGATTTTGTGGATTAGGTGTAGATCCACCAGCATTGTTGTTATATAAATATTTTATTTGATTTTCAGATAGTGTGTAGTCGAAAATTGATAATTGATTCATTTTTCCATCAAAAAATCTTCCTGACGATATATCCCATCTTCCAATATTAAAACTTCCACTACTTGCAGTTGTTGTAGAATTTATTGTCCCTGAACCTGTTGTTGTAACGTTTACTCCATCTACATATATTTTAGCTCTGTTAGTGTTGCCAGTTTCATTTCCATCATAAGTAACTGCTATATGATACCAAGTAGATGTTGATAAAGATATTGAACTCTCTACATAACGATTTCCATCATCATTTAAAAAAAATGCAAAATAAAATCTTAGTTTATTAAGCTGTGTTTGTAAAGCAAAAGAATATTGCGTGTTTGTAGCTCCACCATAACTAAATAACGCTTTATTACTTGTTGTGCTATTAAAATTAAACCATCCTGAAACTGTAAAGTTTGTAGTACTAACTAAACTATTATTAACACCACAATTTATAAATTCAGAACTCCCATCAAAATCTAAACTATAGTTATCTAACTTACTCTGATTGCTTTCTTCAGGCATTCGCCACGTTGGTGATATCCATTTAGTTGCCATATAATTATTTTAATCTCCCATTCTATACCAAGCTGTAGGGTTTGTTGTAGTATATTCTAGCTTGTTAAGATTTGCTGTTTTACCAGTATTGTTGTTAGTTAAATTGTATATTTCTTGCACTTGACCTGAAGTTAATTCTATATTATCCCAATAAGCAAACTCATCTATTTTACCATTAAGATAATTTTTACTCCCTGCAAATCCAGCTCCTATTGCTAAATTTCCAGATCGCATACCTCTTATGTTTGCTGTTCCTACATTAGTTGTTAAAGCTTGCGAAACTCCGTCAACGTATATTTTTGTATTCGATATATCAGCTCTATTAGCGTTGCTATCAACAGGATTATATAATACTATATGGTGCCAGTTTCCATCATTAATATTTACTGTATTAGTGGTTATTGCTTGACAAATAGTTAAACCAAAAGTTGGTGACGAATCTAGTGACCATAACAATTTTTGACTACTATTTATAAAATAAAAATTATTAGTATATCTAAAATTACCACCTCCTACATCACTGAAAAAAGATAAAAAAGTTTCAGTTGAAGAAGTTTTAACCCAAAATGAAAAAGTTCTAATAGTTGCTGTTCCGGTAAGTTTTTTAGTTATTGGAGCTTCTATGTAGGAATCTACCCCATCAAAACTCATACTAAAACTATTTGCTAAAGTTCTATTAACTGCTTCTATAGATAATTGAAATGTAGATATTGTACCGCAAACGCCAGGTGAAGTATAACTAACAGTATAAGTTCCAATTGTTGAAGCTGCTAAATCAATAACACCTGTACTATTGTCTATAGAAAGACCACTTGAAGCTGCAAAAGTACCACCAGAAACACCTGTTATATTAGGTGTAGCTGTTCCAGTTTTTTCAAAACTAGATGATGAATAACTAAAACTAGAATCGTTTGTTTGATTAAGAGCAAAAGCAAAAGAGCTAGGAATGCCTTCTACTGTGTATGTTATAGTATAAGATCCAATTGTTGAAGCTGATATATCTATAACACCTGTAGAACTATTAACTACCAAACCTGTTGGCGATGATGTAAAACTACCACCTACAGGAGAAAAAGTAGGTGTAAGATTACTATCAGCTGTACAAGCACCGGCAGATGGATAACTTAAATTTACTTCTACTTCTCCACCCGTTTGTCCAGGCAGGCTAGATAAATCAGGTATTGGTGAGCCTATTCCTATATAACTCATATCTTATTAATATAAAGCTATTATATCATTGTCATCTAAATTGCCTCCACTATCTGGTGTAGCTGCTGTTATTTGTTTAACTAATATAGGCATAAAAGATCCTTTTGATATATTTTTAAATACCACTTCTTCACCACTTTCCATTTTAGCAGTTATTGATCCCATTTTTTCACCTATATAAATACAAGCACCTCTATCAGAAGTGTTTGCTAAATCTATATTAGCTACTTTACCTATAAAAGCATTTGGTGCTGAAGGTGGGTTAGTCTCTACAGCTTGAGTTTTACTATCAACACTATAATTTTTACCAAAAGGCTTAGCACCTGCTCGTCTTATTATTTCAAAACTTTTAACAGCTGAATTATTTGGATAAGTATCAAAAAAATCAGCACCATTATCTCGTATTGTTACAGGTGCGCCCATAGAATATCCATGAGTTGCACATTGGTAATATATAGTAGCAGCTGGTAAATCAAGTGGAACAGTGAAAGTTACTACTCTATCTACACCTGCTGTTGATCCAGTTACCACTACACCATTTGCAGGTCCAAAAGGAATTCCACCTTCAGTCAAAGAAAACTCTAAATCGTGGCCTGTATTTGATTCAGCTTTCTGATAAAAAACATAAGTATTTCCTCTAATTAAGGTTATAGAAGGACCTTGAACACCATTTAAATAAAATTTTCCACCACTAACAGCTTGAACATTTATTATACTTGAAGTACCAACTGAAGTTACTTTTAATTGAGCTGCAGCTCCGCTAGATGGAGTATTTAAATTTATAATATCTCCAACAGAATAACCGTAACCACCTGATTCTAAAGTTATACCATTTTCTGGATTTATTGCTCCTAAAGCCACTGGTATTGCATCATGCGCAAACATTCGTACTTGAGCGGCCTGATTTCCTTGTACACCTTTCATTTTATTTATTTTTTTATTTTTGTAATCTTTTCAGCACCTCTAGATCCAAAGTATGCTACATAAACTGTTATAAGTAAAGCTTCTAATAATGAAACCCAACCTGTTTTAATTTCTAATAGTACTGTTGAATCTAGTACTATAAATATTGTCATTGCTAAAGTTAAGAAAATAAGTGTCATAGGTCTTGTATTTTTACTAAGCCATGAATCACTTTTCATATCACTTTCCCATCTTCTTGAGATGTTATCCATTTCAGCAATCTCTTGTTCTAATATTTTTAAAGCCATCTCTTTGTCTTCTGGCCCAATACTAGAATCACTTGATATAAGATTTTTTACTATTCCAAGACCACCTTTATCAGGCAATACGTCTCCAATAGTATTAAGGATTTGAGGAGCTTTACTTTTTAGAAAAGCCCCTATCTTACTATCCTTAAATTTTTTATTTTTTTTATCGCTCACTACTTTTCCATTCTATCGTAATACATACCAACTCTATCTTTTGGTAACTTACCATCTATTCTATCTAAATATAAACCAGATCTTTTTTGTTCCATTTTTCTATCCATCTTCATTTCAGGTCTGTCCATATCCATTTCAGCTCTAGACATTTCCATTTTAGCTCTATCCATATCCATTTTAGCTCTATCTAAATTCATTTTAGCTCTGTCCATTTTCATAGGAGCCATAGTTTGTAGAGTATCTTCACCCTCTAACATTTCTTTTTTAACCTTATTCATTTTACTTTGTTTTTCTAAATTTACTATATTTTTCTTTTCTATAAGCTTCTTTTTCCCAAGGAGCTTTCTTACGTTGCTGTGCTGTTTTAAAATTTTTAATTGGATAAGCTTTACCCTTCCAATAATAATTTTTATCATCAACTCTAAGATCTCCTCTTCTTAATTGGTCTACATGTACTTTTTCGTGGCTAATAACATTTGCTAATTCTTTTGGATCACTTATATCATTAGCGATTATTATAGAACCATTGGTTTTAGTTTCACCATTTATAGTATAATCAGTACCAGTTCTATAGATAGGTGTATTATCTATAGTATAAGGAGGGTTCATTTTAAAAGCCATCAGTCTGCTTTAAATGCCATTAACAACTCTCTTAATGCTAAACCTGCAAACATACCAGAATAAAATATATGGTTTTCTAACAGCAACAAAACTCCAATAATACCTAGTGCAACTGATTTAGAAAGAGGATGATTTACTATTTGTCTTACTTTATCCATTAAGAATGTCTTTTACCGTGTTTGTGAATTTTTTTAGCTGAAGCAAAATACCCATGCATTTCTCCTGCAGCTACTTCTAAAGCTTTTTTCTTTTCATACTTAGCAGCTTTTTTATGACCAGTTTCATAATCACGTATAGCGTTTCTAGCATAGTCTTGTTCTACTCTTTGTTTTGATTTCATAACTTAATATTTACCTCTAACTCCTTTTGGGTTAGACTTTGTTGATTTACCTTTGCCACCCCATAAATCTTTACAAGCCCAATAGCTTGCTGTTAATTTACTTTTCTTTTGATCACACTTATGTCTAGCTCTAAAACTTTTTCTAGCAGCAGCAGAATAATTATGACCATAATCGCTGTGACCATAATGTATTAGCTTTTCTTTACCACCTTCACAAGCTTTAACCATTTTCTTTTTTTTAGGCTTTGGAGATCTTTTAGGCTTGTTGCAAGCCATTTTACTTTTATCTACTTTTTTTGCCACCTTTTTTCTTTTTAGTTGATTCACCACAAGGTCTACCTGTAGCTACATTTATCCAGTTTTCTTTTTCAAACCAGTCTCTAAGTGTAGCTCCTTTTTTTCGAGCTCCTTTTACATTTGATTTACTAGATCTTTTATATTTACCAGACGATGCTGCTTTACGTTTTGCTCTTACAACTGCATCTCTTTCAGCTTTACTCATTGATCTTACTTTAGCTGCTGGCAAACAAACTTTTTTAGTACCTCCTCCTTTTACTTTACTTTTTGGCATCACCTAATTTTTTCATTGCTTTATTTCTAGCACAAACCATTTTTTTAGCATAGCTCGGTTTTTTCTTTCTATTAAAAACTATCTGTTGATTAAGACTACCTACAATAGCTTTCTTATTACCTTTTCTAGATTTTATTAACCAATTAGCTAAGTCGCCACAAGATAATTTTTTAAACTTACCTTTAGCATCTGCGTATTTACTATCTTTCCATTCAGGTCTTTTTTTTGCCATGTAATCTTCTTATTGCGTCTTTACAGCGTTTAGCTATAGCTCTTTGTTTTGGTTTGTT